TACCTAGTGTTATTAAAGGCACCGTTATCGCAGCGCGTCAGTATCACCAGGATCGAGCGGATCAGATCAATCATGTGTATCGTGTGTTATTCCCCGAGGATCGGTTAGACGATGTTTGATGAGGAAGATTTCGAAGTTATCCCACAAGACTCGTACAGCATCCTAGTTAGGGCTGCTTGGGGCGAGCAGTCGTTCGTAAGTAGTTGGCACCTCGTGGACGAGAGGAAAATTCAGTTAACCCGTAGGACGAAACCCCAGGATTGGGACGCAAAAAAATCAGCAGCAACGCGAGCTGTAGAAGGGTAAAGGCAAGCGGTAAAAGAAAAAACTGCAGAAGCGTCAAGCTGCTAATGGGAAAGGTGTGGGGCGCGGGCCGAAACCTACTAAGCGCCAATCTCAGTCGTCTTATTTGAGATCTTTGTTGACGAATTCGCCACACCAATCGTCGTCCGCACTTACTAAAGGCCATTGAGCCCGAGGCAAGAAAGCAGATTGTTTGTAAGCGGGCTTAGGCGACAGTCGTCGACATTGGCCCGCTGCGTTGATATCAGCGTTGTGGGTAAGTTTGAAGTATAGGCAGTTTCTGCAGGAATCCATCATTTAACGAGACAAGCGAGCTGCCAGCCGGTGAACAGGGCGAGTTCCATGGAACCAAAGGCGTTTAGTGCGCCGTCGACCCCTCGTTTAACTTCAGGGTGACCATAATCGTCGAAGATAACGAGTCCACCACTTTTAACCATCGGGACAAAGAGGGTCGTATCGCGAGCAACGGAGGTTGGATCATGTGCACCGTCGATATAGAGGACATCAATCCAGGGTTCTCCGCGATTTTGCCGGTTTAAATCGGGGAAAACGTCCCAGCTGCAGCCCTTAATTATCTCAATCTTAGCTGCGTTATTCGATTTGGCGATGTTTCCTCGAGCAGTGAGTTCGATATTTACTAACTCAGGGTAATTTTCAGGCGTTTCGTGGTGTTCAGAGCTTCCAGTGAACGGATCGATTGAAATCAGACGCGATTCTGGGTGATTCAGGTAGAAATCAGACCAGAAACAGCTTGAAGCGCCCTCGTAAACGCCAATTTCAACGATTTGACGCTTGCTTTCGGGGTCTAGACGGAGATCTTTCGCTTCATCACGGGTGCAGAGCACCATATCGGTATTAAGGAGAGCGTCATACCAGCTCTGATTAAAGGTATACCGGTCGTCGAGCTGCTTTTTGCCTTGAATTTGTACGACGGGAGCTGCTTCTTTGGATTCGTCGCCGAGCTGAGCCATCAGGTCCTTAAAGCTAGACTTTTGAGCCGTGGTCATAGCCGGAATATTGATGTGGCAGCATCGTAGCAGTATTTTCTTGACTTGGGTGCGCCTAGGCTGTATGATGACTAAGTCACTAGGTGACCTACATGCCTAAAAACATCAACATCAATCTCGACGCCAAGACCTCCCATCTCGTTTGGGGTGTTGCGATCCAGCAGGTCTTTCAGTTTTTGCCTTTTATCCTGTTGTTCTCTCCCGCTCTCCTCCTTGGTCTCTGGATGTTCGGAAACCTCAGCCAGGGCTTGGATCGCCTGCGAGAGTTCGACCGACGTGTCCAGGACTGCACCACTCAGCAGCTTCGTCAGTACGGGAGGGCTGACTCGCATGCTTGCAGGAAAGCAGTTAACGCAACCTACAGGGTGTACGAAAACCTCTAGATTTATGTGAGTTAGCTGCTCCGCTGTGTCTGACGAGAAAGAACTGAGTCCCGAGGAGCAAGAGCTCCTCGATGCGGCTATCAAGAATTTGCAGTCTTTCATCGAAGATGAGACTACGCACTATGTGTTCGTAGAGGACCCACGGAACGAGGAAGACTACGACACTTTTGAGTACGGTACGGAACCCCTCCCCTTTGACGACACGTGGGCTAACCCCAAGACTGAAGACTCACGAGTCCCATCCTTCGTGCAGGATGAGGACTACTACAAGTTTGCGGAAGAATCCGTAGAAACCGAAGAAAGCTAGTATGCTGTCACTGCTGGCCCGAGTAGTCCAGCGGAAGAGACAAGCGACTTAAAATCGCTCCAGCGTGGGTTCGAATCCCACCTCGGGTATTTTTTCTATCTAAATGGCAGCTCAGCATTCGCCTCACACAGTTGATCAAATTCGTGGTCTTCGTTCTAATAAGGCTCAGTGCCCGTGCTGCAAAGAACCTGCTTTTGTAGTTCTCGAATCTAGGAAAGTCCCAGAAGGTACTCGCAGGAGGCACACCTGTGAGAAGTGTTTCTACAGGGAAACGCGCTTCGAGATTAATAACGAGGCTTACCAGGAACTTAAAGAGCTTCGTTTGGCCTTTAAACATATTAAAAATTCACTAGAGCGCATGAAAACTTACAAAGATCCAGATGATATGGATCTGCCTTGTACCTCATGTGCACATAAAACGAAGTTTGGATGCTCTTTTGAATACCCCGAAGCTGATACTGTTGACGCGATCGGCTGTACGCAGTACGAAAAAGCTTAAGTTTGCTACTATACTAACATAAATCAGTAGGGCAATGTCCAAACCTATTCCTGTAATTGGTACAGCGATTGTTAATAACCCTTATTGGTTACACAGGCTCTTCATGAGCATTGACTACCCTGTAGATAATTTTGTTGTATTTAACAATAATGGAAGAGATCAAATTACAGATGAGGTTGAGAACATCAAGGGTTTAGCCAACCCCTTCGTGAAACGTGTGCATGTAACTCACATGCCTGCCAACATCGGGTGTTCTGGCGCATGGAACTTAATAATCAAGAGTTTTATGAGGGCTCCTTACTGGGTGATCTCAAATCACGACGTGATGTTTGAGCCAGGTTTCCTGGAGGAGATGAGTTCTAAGGCGCAGGAGGAGGAAGTAGGTATCGTTCACGGCTCCGGTGGTGGCTGGGATATCTTCCTTTTAAAAGACTGGATGGTTCAGAAGTACGGATTGTTTGACGAGAATCTATATCCCGGTTACTGCGAGGATATGGACTATGGGATGCGGTTTATCCACGACGACGTTAAGCGTGTCCTCAGCCTTGAGCACGGGTACTACCACGGAACTAAGAAGGATTACTCCGATGGATCTCAAACGTGGCGCTCCGAACCCCGACTTCAGAATGCTGTCCATGTGGCGCACGAGATGAACAAGAGGTATCTGCATGCAAAGTGGAGCGAAGCTTGGCAAGCACATATCGAAGGTGATACGTACAAAACTCCTTTTAATATCCCTGAGTTCCCTAACAGCTTTACTACATGGGATTTGGAGTTCTGTCGCCGCAAGAATTTAGGTTTTTAGTGTTACTATGCTTCTATTAGTTACTTAGTTATGGTCTCTGTACGTCAGGCTTTTCCCTCAGCGATTCTTTCGGTAGATGACGACCCTGCAACCCAGTCGTTTTCTAAGTTTGACTATGTATTAAGGGCTCTATCAACTGCCTCCAAATTAAAGCTTTCTATTGATAACCCCTTCGCTAACTGCTTCCCTGGTGATCACTACCGACTGTTGGCTGGTCTTCTGACTCATCTTATTGATGACGAGGGGCAGGTGAAGATTGTCGATGTCGGTACTCATTACGGCACAGGGACCCGTGTGATGCTTGACTACGCGTTTGAAGCCGTGGTCGATACGTTTGATGTTCTTCCTTGGCATCAGTTCGAAACCACCTACTTGACACCCGACGACTTTGTCTCTGAGGGTGGTCGATTAACACAGTTTACGGATAACTTACAGGAACCTGAGGTTTTTGAAGCTCACAAGGATAGGTTTACTGAGTCCACCTTCATCATGTGCGATGGACCTAAAGACGGTGAGTTTGAGGAGAAGTTCTTACGTCTTCTGTCTACTGTTAACTTCTCTAAAAAGAACCGTTGGTTATTTTTAGATGACATCCGTTTTGAATCAGAGATCATGAACTGGCGTCGGATCCAGAGCCCTAAGCTTGATCTGACTTCGTTTGGTCACTTCAGTGGCTCTGGTTTAGTAGATATTTCTGAAGGTTTTAAATTCGCTTAAGCTGGCTACTTAAAGGTTATAGGGGAATGCCTTTCTACTCTTCACATACGTCCAGCGGACGATTACTAAATACTCTTAAGGATCTTCTGGATCGTCGCGAGCTGTCTTCGTTCGCTCTGAGTAAGTTAGCTTCTTTATCTCCTACCACCACGCGCAAGATATATTCTGACTCTAACTATATTCCTTCCCCAGACGTACTAGAGAAGCTGTGCATCACGCTCGACTGCACGCCAGGCGATATTCTTGAGATACGCGGTAATATAGATAAATCAGCTGTGGTGGTATCCGGTGTTTTCTAAAGCCGATTACGAGTTAGCTGCCCGTCTTCTTGGGCTTCCCGTCCCTCAGACGCCAGCAGAGATCGCAGCGGCTACTCCGGCTACTGCTGAGATTGTCCGCCGCTTTGGCACTGGGCTCCCTCCCATGCCTGGTATGGAGGAGGAAGGTCTCTACACCGGGGCGACGCGTTCGCTTAACGCTCCTCCCGACAACACGATGCCTATGCAGAAGGCCAAGCTTGCCTCTCGCCTTCGCACCGAAACTGAGCCCCCTAGCCAAGATGGCTATTTGATTGAGCTTTTATCGGCTCTAGACCCTGAGCAGCTCCAGCTGATTCTCATGCTCCTCGAGCAGCTGGCTGATCAAGATCAGGAGGAAGCTGATCGCTTGTCTTCTCAGCGTCCTCTGGAGTACGACACTCCTAATTTGGGCTCTAATTACAGTGTTTTAAACGCACCGTCGTCTAACGGCATCGAGCCTTCGCGTGCTTTCCAACCCTTAAGCTGATGACATCCAACGCTCGTCAAAAACAGCTTCGCGAGCGCGACGTTCGGAAGCTTTCTCCTGAGTTAGACGCAAACACTTTCATGCGTCTTTATATGGAAAGTAATTTCCCCCAGACCTCAGCACTCCCGTCGCCGCAGCAGATGCAGCGTGGTTTAGATACTAATAATCCTGGAGATGATCTAAAGTTAATGAAGAAGCCCCTTAGTGGCACCAAGTACGACAATCCAGGAGGTTTCTAAAAATGGCAGCTGCAGCACTTCCAGCAGGAGCTCTTCTTAAGTTAGCGGGCATGGACCTGCTGAGTGATTTCATTAACAAGATGTTCCTTCAGCCCGCTGGTCAAGCGGCTGCCGGTGCTTTTGGTCCCCCGGTGACTCAAGGGGGCTCGAACAGCAAATTTATGATCACGCTTCAGGACGTTCGTGATATTCAACAGTACGTAAATAATGAGAACTTTAAGCGTTTCATGATGGGTCGGAAAGATTTTCTTGATGCGAAAGACGAGATTCGAGATCGTGAGGCTCAACTTCGTCGTTCTGCCGCTGAGGCTGGTGCCCGTGAGTATGCAATTGAGCAGCTGAAGCAGCAGGGTGCGGTTCAATCAGGTCTTGCTCAGGCCGCAGGAACTGGCAGTACTGCTTTGTCTGAGGTAATCAAACAAGGTATTGCTTCTACCTTAAATAGACCCGATTATGGAACTATTATGAGTGAAGTTGGGAGGGCTTTCTGATGGAACCTATGGATCTTCTGAATTATTACATAGGTCTTAATCCCCTCGGTAAAGCCCTCCAAGAAGGGCTTGACTACTACACCAGTGAGACCATTAAGCCTGAAGTTAAGAAGGATTCTGTAGACACAGCTCCAGCTACAACTAGCGTTAGTACAAGCGCTGGAAACGAGCCTAAGAAACAAGATCTGCCCACGGGTGGTGTGTCGGGTGGGGATATCACTGCCCTCCTGGGTGCACTTATTCAGGCGCAGAAAGAGGAAGCAGCACAAGCTCGGGAGTACTACCCCCAGAAAGCTGCAATTGATTTAGAGACTTACAAGCAGCAGCTGCAACTTGCGGAGGCTGCAGGTCTCGAGAAAATGCGTGAGAAGACTTCTCGCGATATTGAACTTCAGACCATTGCCGCATGGCAGGGTGTAACTCAAGCTCAAATTCAGCGAGATGCCGCAATGGGTCTCGGCATGATGAACCTGGCTTACCAGTCAGGTATGCCCAATAGCGCTCTGCTTCAGTCCGCTGCTCAGCTGGCAACAGCTGGCGGTCAAGGTTTCGGTACTCCAGCCTCCGTTCTTAAGTAAGCCATGGCTTTTCTTTCTGCCCTCGGTGCAGGCCTCGGTACGGGTGTCGGGTCTGCCCTCATAGGAGGTATATTCGGCGGCGGCGGCGGCGGCGGCGGTGGTGGCGGTGATGCCTCTGCCGCTTATGCACAACAGCTCGCTGCTCAAAACACTCCCTTAACCGCAGCCTTCCAAGGTCTGACCTTGTTGCAGGGTGCCTTAGCAAGTGCTATCGGTACTGAGGCAACCACAAAAGCTTCCGCCCAGCTGAGCATTCTGCAAGAAGCTTTGCAGCGTGCGCAGAAGGATGCCACGCTTCAGGCTTCTGTGGCTGGTTATGCTTCCGGTAAAGGCTTAGATACCCTGTATAACTTGGGTCAAGCGCGGCTTGCCACTGAACTTCAAGCTCCTCAGTTTCTTGCCCAAGCTGGTTCTGCAGCTCTTGCCGGTCAGAATCAACTTGCTAATCAATTAGGTCAGACCAACATCGGTGTTAAGTCTTACCAAGAGCAGCTTCGCGGGGACGTTGCTTCCAACATGGCCCAGACGATTAACGACATCGTCAAGCAGCGTGCCTCTACTGAGGGTGCACTCGCATTAGGTGCTCAATCTTTCGAGAATGCTGCACAGCTTGATAAAGTTCGGACCTTGGGTGACCTGGCACGTACCAAAGCTGCTACAAAGGGTCAGCTTGCTCTCAAGCAGTTTGGTGCAAACCAAGCACTCGCAGGTACTCGCGCTTTTGCATGATTAAATCGAGCATCGGAGATTCCACTACTGTTGGCTCTTGGCTTACTTCGTTAGACAAATCCCAGCAGGATGCGTTTAAGCACTACGCCAAGAACTCCACCAGTGATATTGAGGCTTACCTCTATGCTCGGTTTTTGAAGCCTGGTTACGAAGGATCAATTTCCGATCTGACCGCGTGGGTTCAAGAGAAGTACCCAAAGGAGGATTTACGAAAGATCCTCTTAATCGAGATCGACTCGCTAAAAACTGATTTGCATAACGTTCGTCAAATGACTTTGACGGGCATGCTCGATTACGCCACGGCAGCTACGAAGATTGCCGTTCTACAGAAGGAAATTCGGAGCCACATTCAGGCAGTCCGGCAGCTTACGGATGGCTTGGATCGACGCGGTCTGCTTCTGGCGGGTGCTGATCGCTGTATGCGCGAGCTAATGAACAGCTTTGAGGATGTTCCTTCTGTCTACGCTTTGCTTGAGGAAGCCTCACTCGTGGTGTGGACCACGATCGAGAAGGAAGAGAAGACCTAAATCTTGTTTGCGAAGGTAGACCTAGGCCTACCTTCTTGCCCGTTTTGGCTACAGAGCTGAGGGGAGCGGAGTCCCCTCAACTAACGGACTGCATTAAAGATAGCACGTTAAGCACAGGAGTTCTGAAGATGCCCATAAAATAGTCATTAACACCTAGTGACATAACTAAATCATCCCCTTCGTCGATAAAGCACCCGAAGGGAAGAGCGCAGGCAGGTTGGTTCGAAATGTCGTTACCTACTGCGTCTGTCCAGGTGACGAGGTCGTCGTTAGTGGAACCAGTAAACAAAGGTTCCTTCATCATGCGAGTGATTCGAGTCAAGTCTTTATCCAGTGTGTATGCACCGAGGGCATACATGAGATAAGGACGGCGATCTAGCTCGCGACACATAAACTTCCAGTGATAGAAGACGAGCCACTCGTCCTCCAACAAAACTGGCGCTGTGGAGTTGAAGGTGGGGTGTTCGCCAGTTACTTCCTTCAAGCACGACGCGTCGACGACGATATCCTCTTGGCCAGGTGTTTTGATGACGATTGGTTGAGTCGAATAAAGGAGACGCAACTGCTCATCGTCGCTGAAGAAGCACCAGTTTTTCTCAGCCTTACCCTCTTCGAAGTTGGCTCCGATAGGAGGGAAGAACCGATCTACAAGAGAACCGTATTCGTCTACGACGCCTGTGCACACCTTAGGCGTCTTAATCATTTTGTGGTTAGTTGAGTCCCATTTAGTCGCGTAGGTACTCGTGACGAATTGACACAGGAGGTTGTCGTCAGGGGAGATGAAGACCCGTGGGTCTTCGTAACTGAGCTTGTGAGGCTTATCGATCAGCTTCCTAGGAGCGACGATTGTATCGTCGGTAAGCATCTGACCGATCCAAATGTCGGTAGGAGTGTTGTTGTAGTAGAAGTACTTCATGTCGTGCCTAAACACGAAGTGTTCTGGCTGCGACCGCCACGCGATCAGGGTTGCTCCCTTATGGTTGATTACACAAGGGCTGAAGTTAGCGAAACTATTTTCCGGTAGACCAGACGTGATCCGTGTGAAAGTACCGCCTAGTTCGTAAGCCTGATCAAAAACAGTTGGGAAGCCGGAGGCTGCAGGAGAAAAGGCTCTTTGCAGGACACGGTTATTAAGCGTGCGGTAACGGTGGAACTGGGTCACTTGCTGAGCTCCTCCATCGCCTTGTTGAATGCTTCAGCAATTCGATCCCAGCGATAGCTCGGATTTTGGGTGATCTTGTAGCAGGCTTCCCCTACGTGTTTGCAGTACACGTCGTCTTCGTAAAGCTGAGTTAATTTATCTGCCATGTCTTTTACATCCACAATTCCTCGCTCGACACCAAGATCTTTGTCGTAGATCCAGGCGGCAACATCTGCCAGTAGAGCGCTTTCTTTCCAGATATCGCTGAACGACGTGTGGTTTGGCAACACCTGAGGCTTTTTACAGGATGCGTGTTCGAAGGACACAAGCCCCCAACCCTCGCCGTTGGCCGTGTTTATGCCGACATCGCAAGCGTTGTAAATAATGTTGAGAAGCTCGTCGGACGGTGCGTTTGTGTAATCGATATTGGTTGAAGTCATTAGGAGGCGGTTGTCAGAACTGAGATTTCTCCGCTTCATCTCAATACCGAACAGAGCCCTAACGTCCCAGCCCAGATCTTTCTCGCTCATATGAAGGTAGAGGAGCGTGTCGGGTTTATCAGCAGCAAACTCTGCGAACGCCTTGATCGTCAGATCGATCTGCTTGCGTGGCTGATTTCTGTTGGCGTTGAGGACGATGAACTTATCTTTAGGTAAGCGCAACCTGTCTCGCGCAGCGGCCTGTTCCGTTGGGTAGAACTTGCCCTGATCTAACCCGTGCGGAACTACTCCAAGAAGCTTTGGTTGGACTCCTTGATTCATCAAGCGCTGAGCTTGCTCGATTGAGAAAGTGATCGCGAAGTCCCAGTCTTTAATATACGAGAGCACAGAGCTCACGTAGTACATGGAATCTACCGGGAAGTACGCAATAAACTTAAACTTTAGAGAATCCTTTAAAAGGTGGATTCTCTCCCACACCTGGTTAACAATCCAGATGTCATTCAGACAGATCACGAAGTCTGGTTTTTCCGCCTCCACGACCTGTGGCAGCCGACCGATACCAAAGCGATCTGATGGATTCTTGCCCGCAGCGGGGTATACCTTGTAGGGCAGCTTATGTGGGTCGCCTGCGTAGTTAATACCAAAGACGACTATATCGTTGGTCTCCGCTAGGTGCTCAAGAATACTGTGTGATACTCTAGCGAATCCTGTGTTCGAGAGGATATCACCGTACCACAGAATTTTTGCCATTTGGGTGTAGACTCTTGCTAACAGTATACAGACACATTTAAAAGAAAATGCCTAGCCGTGAGTCGTTTGCTTATCGTCGTGCTTTAAAACTACGTGCCGCTAAAGCGATTGAAAGCGAATCAAACTCATCTATTGATAATGTCTTTGCTAGGGCTCATAGTGATTTTCTAACCTTCTGTACCTTGATGGATAAACCGCCAGCTCAGCACATGCTCGAGTGGCATAGAGAGTTGGTTACGGGTGAGAGCAACAGATACTTATTGGACATCGCGGGACCTAATACCGATATTCTCAGTCCCCGAGGAAGTGCGAAGTCGACTGTCCTTAACTTGTTTACTGCTTGGTGTATCGGTCGGCATACAGCGGCAAAGAGACCACTACAGATTATCTATGTGTCTTATAACGTCGCCACGGCAATCCCTAAAAGTCGGATCATTAAGCAGATTGTAGATAGCGCGACCTTTAAGAAAATTTTCCCTACCTGTCGTTTAAGACCTGGGATGCAGAGTGATATCGGTTGGTCGATTGATTTCGACTACGCCGGGATCCTTCGAGTCGGTGATGAGGAATTTACTCTCAGGGCAGCTGGACTTCGCGGCTCCATCACCTCTAAGCGGGCACACCTGGTCATCGTGGATGACCCTATTAAATCAAGCACTGACATTAAAAACCCAACGATTCGGGAGGAGATGAACAACAACTGGAGCTCCGTTATTGCTCCGATTATTTTTGAGGGCGGACGCTCCATCTGTCTGGGTACGAGATTCCATCCACTCGATATCCACAAGACGATGTTTGTTCCTGACAAGGGCTGGAAGCAGGTCGTGCAGGAAGCTCTTACCTATGACAATGACGGTGAGCCAGTTTCCTACTGGCCCGAGCAGTGGTCGGTTGACTACCTTCTCGGTCAAAAGGAGTTAGATCCGGTTGCTTTTGCTTTCCAGTACCAGCAACAACCTGTGATGACTTCGGACTTAGTCCTTTCTCCTGATCTGCTTGTTAAGGGAGATGTCGTAACTGAGTTCGATAGTCTTGCTGTAGGAATCGACTTGTCAGCTAGTAAAAACGAAACCTCAGACTACACAGCGTTTGTTCTGGGTGGCCGACTCAAAGATAAGTACTACATCATCGATGCTCATCAAGTCCGATCCATCGGGAACCTTGAGAAGATTGACCTCCTGTGCAAAATGCTCGTCGAGTGGGGCATCCTTCAGGAGGATACTGAGGGTAAGTACTTCCCCACATACTCAACCTGCACTTTAGTTGTGGAGTCCGTGGCTTACCAGGCATCTTTGGCCGCAGACTTAAGGAGGGTAATGTTGAACGAGTGGGGTCTCGGCAATCTACATATCCACGAGGTGAAGGGATTCAGAGGGGATAAGATTGCTCGATTCAGGGGGACGCTCGGGCTGCTGGAGAACAAAAAGGTGGTGTTCAACAGATACCGTAAATTTGATGTCCTTTTTGATCAGTTAATTAACATCGGTGCGACCTCGCACGATGACCTTCTAGACGCTTACACACACTTGGTTTGCTACCTGCAACGCAGGGGCAATTTCGAAATGGAGTACTGATGGAAGACCTTAAGTTTCTGATTCTTGTTACGGCGCATGATCCTTTATCGCGTTTCGACGCCCTCTTGAAAACCTTAAAGGGGTACTCGGAACTTCCTGGCGTTAAGAATGTATTTATCTTCATCGACTACGAACATGAATCCGATGCCGAGATTCTCAAGGAGCTGTTAGAACCAAACGTCAGACTTCAAACGATCAACGTAATCGTCGCCTCGGAAGACTGGCAGGGCTTCACATTGACGTGGGCACACAAGAATTTGCTCAGGGAAGCAGTCGTCAATAAAATCTATGACTTTTATATCTATACAGAGAACGATATGGTCTTTACGAGTGAAAACTTTCTCTACTGGTTTTACTGGAAAGATCGACTCAAAAAGTTAAATCTCGAGCCAGGTTTTTGCAGGTACGAAGATTACAAGTCAAAACTCGTTCCGTTCGATAACCACAGGGTATGGCAGCTGAACAAACAAACAGACGCAGTTTGGGGTGAGCGTCCCTACGAAGTTCAATCGTACTTAACGCCTAACGATGAGTTCTTGGGGTTTGTGACTTTGGGTAACCCCTACGCAGGAATGATGATCCTCGACCAAGAAATGGCTGAGGAGTACATTCTCTCCCCTAGTTCAGATTTTATAAAAAGTTTTGAATTGACACAGTTTCGTTGCTGGCCGACGGCTGACAGAAGTTCTATGGGACTTGCTTTTGAAAAATTAAGGCCAGGGCAAGAGCACCGAAGGGCAGTGCCGTTAGTGAAGAATGGCGACAGAGTCCAGATCGCTCCGTGCGGTCTTCTCGAGCACTGTGATACCAAATACAGCAAAGAGCTGGAAGAGCAGTTGGGCTCTGTCCTGGATATCTCGGAAATGTTTGGGTACGCTTCCCGTTAGACCTATTGAGATTAGTTTCTTTCAACCTGCAACTTACTCATGCCCCAAGAACCTCACGATCCCGTTAGCAACCCGAGCCACTACAACCAAGGCTCGATCGAGACGATCGACTACATTGAATCTTGCTTGAGCCGCGAGGAGATCTGTGGCGGCTATAAATTCAATATCATTAAGTACATCTCTAGAGAGAAGCACAAGAACGGGTTAGAGGATCTTAAAAAGGCGAAGTGGTATTTAGATCGTCTTATTGCTTACTTGGAATTAAACAGTCCATCAAGCTAGGATAGGCGAAAGAGTCTTTTTATATGGATATCCGCGCCTTTGGTTCGGTGTTTGGCCAGACTTCAGTTCTGCCTTATGCGAGCGGTTATGCCTGGCAGCCCTCTGATGGTGAGGCGCGGTTTCCGACCACGCGGGCGATTTTTGTAGAAGCAAAAAGCACCGTGGGTACTGACAATGTCTTCGTTGAGTTCAACGATGGTCAGGGTCAGATGATTGAAATCCAGAACCTCGATGGTAATTCTGTGCTGCCTTTTGGGGTTACCGCTGTTAGTGGCGGCTCAGTTCAAGGCGTTATTGCTCTTTGGTGATTGGCATGAATCCTTATAACCAGGCTGCTTTTGGTTTTGCTCAGGCTTACCAAATGAATATGCAGGCTGCTGACCGGCAGCGACGGGCTAATGAACCTGCGGACAATGCCTTCGCTGAGGGCGTCTCCGATATCGAAAGCAGCCTGACCTACCAACCAAATCCTCAGTCCCCCGCTCCCCCTACCGAGCAATACTCTGGGGTTGGTCCTGACAATGGTGTCGAAGCTGGCGACGAGAACGGTAACTCTCTTATGCGGGCCAAGCGTAAGGTTTCGAAGTATTTAAACGAGAGAGACTGAGTTATCATGTTGCCAGTAGCGCTTGTTGCTGGTGTTAATCGACTGTTTTCCTTACTTCACTGAGCGCGAGATCCTGGAGCTCCGTATTCGGACTCTTGAGAACTATGTCGATGGTTTCTTGATCACCGACGCAAACAGAACTCACATGGGTGAGGAAAAGGCTTTTACTTGCCTGGACACCATCCGAGAGCTCGGGCTCCCCGAAGACAAGATTCAAGTCCTCCACGTTGAACTTCCGTCCGCAGAAGAAACTCCGGATCCTTGGATTCGTGAGCGGGGCCAGCGGGATGCGCTTGGAGTTGGGCTTCACATGATGCCTGAGGACACTGTATTTATCTGTTCGGACTGCGACGAGATCGCCAACCCCAAGAAATTTCCGGAGCTTCTTGAGGTTGTCGAACGAGAGAAGGAAAAGATCGTTCGTCTCAGCATGAGTATGCACTATGGCCGGGCGGACCGGCAGCTTGTTTCGCCCACGGGGGAGCTTTTTGACTGGCGTTGCGGTGTGGTTAGCACTGTCGGCCAGTTCAAGGAGCTCGGGACCCTGTCCTCTATGAGGTCTAGCCAGGAGAATTATTACTTTGGTGATCGCGACGCGGGTTGGCACCTGTCGTGGATGGGTGACGCTGATCGTCGGCGGACCAAACTGAAGTCTATTGCTGAGGCGTACATCTGGGATCGTCCTGAGGTACAGAAATTATGTGATGAGTTCGAGCCTGAGGAGGGCAATACCGACATGTTGGGTCGCGAGGATCATTTACTGACCTCCTATCCCATCGAAGATTTACCTGAGGAAGCAGTTAAACTGGAAAGAGTTCGTAAGTATCTACTTCCCGATGGCAAATAAGATGCCTGCTGAACTTCTTGAGAAGTTTGCTGCCGATCGTGAGGCCAAAAAAGCCCCGAGCGGTGAAGCTGTGAGTGGTTCTGCCGAAACTCGTAAGCGTGCAGCCGCCAAAGCACGGAAGGCTAAGGAGAGCATCTTCCGTAAATGATCCTCTGAGGATCCCCTCTCATTTGTGCGTATAGATGTCTACCTCGACTGAAATTAGAAAAAGATTCAACGAGATCTTAGAGGCATCACGCACTCAGGATCGAAGCAACCAGGCATCGACCATGGTTGTTTTGAGTCACCTTCAGCAAATGACCCTCTTGATGATCAAGAAGGGTCTTGCTTTCTATTGCGATCAAGATACTTTCAAAGCTCGTAACCGGTTTTTAAACGACGTTATCTCGCTGAACAAGCTGGATATTCGTTTCCCGGCAATCATTCGGAACTTCTTGATCGACGGCTGCGGCCTTTTTTACTTTCGACCGGACCCGAAACTTAAGTATCAGATCTACTTCTTCAATAAGAACCAGTACCGTGTCTTCCATGACGTAAACGGTAACGTAGAAGAGGTCATAATTGTCTATAGCTATAAAGTAAAGAACGCCAATCTCGGCTTACCTAGTAATAGCTATGGGCAAAACAAGCGCTACGTCCGTCTGACCATCACGGCGGACGAAATTAGCGAGATTGAGACTGATACTGAGCTCAGTTTTGATCTTGAACCTGGATCAGTTCTTACTCCTACGAAGAAAAGACCGAATACTCTCGGATTTATCCCTGCTGTAGAGGTTCTTAACAAGCCAAACGCCAGCGGAACCGAGGGAGAGGGTGAATTTGACCCGTTTATGGAGCAAATTGTGCTCCATGACGACTTAACTCGCAATATTGCGAAGAATATTGAGTTCTTTGGCAACCCGACGCTGATTAGTTCGCGTCCACGGAGTGATCTGGTGGAAGCCAGCGACACTCAGAGCACTTTCCGACCGACTATCAGCAGTCAGAGCGGTTTTGCCGGTGTTGACGCACCTTCTACTCGCGTAAGTGAGCCTTTCAGCTCAAGTATGGGAGGAGGTCTCCGGGTCCCTCGCATTATTGCGAACGTCGAGCCCTCAGACCGTGTGGGTTATATGACCCCGGACCCTGTTAACGGGGATATGAACCGGTACACCCTCCTTCTTAGGGAGGAAATTCGTACCGCACTGGGCGGCGTCGACGAAATCTCGATTTCAGCTGGCGCAACTGCTACTGAGATCAAGGGCTTGATGGGTCGCGCCCAAGCCACAGCTCTTCGTAAGAACAAGAGTTTCCTGACTTACGGTTTTTGCCGTTTGTTGGAGATGATGATCTTTCACCAGGAGGTCATCTTCCGTGAATCCTTTATTGCAGCTGCGGGCTTAAAAGAGCCCAAGCCGCCTACAGAAGAAACGGAAGAAAATCTGGAGAAGTATAAAAATTCTCTCCTTAAATTCAAGAACAAAGTCACCCAGTCAATGCAGGTGGCGTTGGAGGAGAACAAGGTTCCTCCGGGTGTTATTGGTATGCCCGAGGATGGGGATCGCGATGTTTCTTACCGGTTCCAAGGGGATGTCTACGAGGACACTGCTTACGACATCAACCAAAAGTCTATTGTTGTTCGTAACTTACAAGAACTTGGTGTCGACAGTATCGAGGCACTTAAGTTTCTTTTCCCCGAAAAGACTGATTCTGAGCGGGCCGAAATGTTGAAGGGTTTCCCCTTCCGAATGGTCCAACAAACACAATCAGCGATGCAACAGTTTCTGGTATTATTAAGCCAGATGTTGCAGTCTCCGCATCCTCTTGCGCCTAATCAGCCTCTTGCGGCTGATCCTAGACTGAATATCACTCCGCTCCTTTATAGGACATTCGACCACCTCGCGGAAGAACTAACTTACTCGGGTAGCTATGAGCCAGCAGATCCAAGCTTCGACCCCGAGCCCGGTCTCCCCGGCGGCAGCCCCGGCGGTAACTTCGGACCAGGGCTCAACCGCCTACCCACAGTGGGTGGCCCAATCGGCTACCCCAACGGTAGCTTCGGTTCCTACAGCCCAACCGCCGTCGCAGGTGGCACCGGCTACGGACCCTTCTATCAGCAACCAGTTCAACCAGTTAACGTCGCAGTCTTCCCCCAGCAATCCCTGGGAAGCAGCGATGGGTACGCTGGAGCGGGTGCTGACTCAGGTCAATTCTCAGTCCCCCAGCCAGGTTCAACAGTCGCCTTACCAGGCAACTCAGCAACAGGCTACTCAACTGAGCAGTCAGAATTCACAGGTCCAACCTTGGGCTTACCAGGCACCGCAGGTAGCGCAGACCTTGCCTACCAGCGCCTCACAGACCCAAGCTTCCTCGCAGATTTCTACGGCCCAGCCAACGAGCGTAAGCCCCGTAACCGCCGAGGTCGTTAATCACTTCGGGATCGAGGCCCCTGCGATCCTGAATCAGTACGCCTGTGGTCTCGAGGATCTCCTCATTGATCAGGCTCAGAAACTGGATACTCTTGCTGCTCGCCACGACGCGATGCAGACCATCCTGACTGATCCTGATCACCTGGCTAACTACACCGACCGTTACTTCACCGAGGTGGTCCCCGTGGATATCGATGGTGACGCTCAGTTCCAGCAGCAGGCTCAGGCTTACCAGCCCAACTACGACATGCCTGCTCCTCCCGCTAATGCCGGAGGCACTAACGCTGGCGCCCAACCCCAGCAGCAGTGGGAGCAATTCAGCGACGTGATGAATCGCAGCCCCGAGAATGCCTGGCGTTACCTGAGCAACATGGGTCCTGAAGCTCTACGTAGCAAGCTCCTGTTTATGGATCCTGCCTGATAGAATTCCTTCGGAATGTTCATCGACCCTCCTTCGGGAGGGTTTTTTATTGCTATTGTTATTTCAAAGGATTAAGTCTTATGCGTACCCTCGGAGATCGTCAGCGTAAGAGCGCACCGGAGACGAAGCAGGAGGAGACAAAAGCTCCTGAGAGCTCTACTGCCGAAGCACCTGCTGATCAACAGACTCAGAGCTTCGACGAATCCGTGACTATTAGTTAGTCTTTTTTATTCATACGGCGTTCTACCTCTTTCTCAGCGAGTTTTTCCGCTGTTGCAAGAATCCGAATACCCGCATACCCGAGAATGAACGAGGTCGCAATGGCCTCGTTTTTTGTAAGTCTGAATCGTTCTTCTATCGCTGGACTGACGAAGGTAGCGAGTAGGTAGCCGACTAAAGAGGCCTTAATTAAGTACGGTATAACTTTTTTAAGACCCCGTGGGTGAGCAAGACTCTCGGTTATTGAGCCGGAGAAGCAGGCTATAGATGATTCTGGGTCTTCAAAAAAGACGGTAAGAGTCTTCTCAACAGGTGGAATCATCAGACCCTTGTATCTCTTAAATATCCTAAAACAGGTAAAATTAAAATAGCTGAGGTGTCACTATGGTGTATACGCCGCTTACTAACTGGAAGTACGATAAAAATTTATATCACCCTATTCAGTCTGGTCCCCAGAGAACAGGTGATGATCTAGATCTACGTGATACGTATTTAACAATCTCTAGTGGCTATGTAACTCCCTCCGGCATATCTCAAACTTGGTATGGAGTGAATGATGAGGGAGCCGATTTTGGGACGATCCCAGTAGGACCCCCAAATTCAAGTGGTTACTTCACTACTGAGTGGAGAGCAGTACCTCCAGCAGTCTCTGGGTACTGGACGAATTACGAAAACACTCAGCCTCACGCATCGGGACTTTTAGATAGTTACGTCGGTTTTAGGGCACAAGGTCTTTACAGCACGGCGAACTCCACGGTTCAATCTGCCTTTGGTCCACAGCCGGGGTTGAGGAACTTCGGAACACACACTTGGTACGGAGAGCAGGTCCCGGATAATCAGAATTACGCTCCGTTTAAGACACCCGGCTCTAACGACAACACTCTTGACGGAGGAGGTATTACGGGAGGTGGTGTTTCTCACCCCACAAACCAAGCACCTACTCTGACTAACCCCACCAACGATACTTCCGGTTCACGGGCAGCTTGGGTGTATCACTATCCCGTCTACTGTCAATCATTTACGGAGACGAGATACACAGGTGTACCTGGTCAGATGGGATCACCTGTTCGTAACAGCTATCGAGGGAAATCCTTACGTTATGTACCTAACTACGGTTCTGTATACGGTGTGCTTGGAGAAGGTATACGTAACATGGTGCGTACTTTTAGCCCAGGCACTAATCTCTAAACCTCTAAGAACGCGACAACCTTAGGGTTTATAGCTCTCCTGAGGATTTAAGATTACCTTTGTAGTTTCTTCCGGATATTATCGATGTTCATCGATAATGATTTCCCGAAGATTCTTGGTGCTGAACTGTACCGTCCTCACCCCGCATACATCGTTGAGATGGCTGCGGAGCCTGTGGTTGTTCACGACTTCTCGAAGCAACCCGGCCAGACTGTGCAGCTTGATCGTTACCGTTTCTTCGGTAACCCCGGCTCCAAAGAATCTCGCGAGCGTACTGCTGAGCAGACCATCGGTACTGCTAACAGCCGCAATATCGTGAAGGACAAGGTCCTTGTGACCTTGCGTGAATACACCGGTCCTGCTGACCCGTCTGATCCGACTCAACCGAGCACCTTCAAGATTGCTCGTGAGACTCTGATCACCGCACAGCGTCTCCTGCTGGACACCGGTAATCTCACCACCTTCCACCAGTCCATCGGCAGCCTGACTCTGCTCGACGACTACCGTCGTTGGCGCGACCGGGTGTTCATCAATGAACTCCTGAAGGCTGTTTCTAAGGGCCAAGCTTCCGATACCCAAGGCGGTTACTACTTCCCTGGTGATCTGGCAACCGGTTCCCTGACCTATACCAACGCCGAGCAAGCCAAGTTCGACGTTAAGGATGACCTGCTGCGCGTGGTGAAGAGCCTGCGTAAGCGGAACACTCCTACCTTCCAGGATGGTTTCTATCGCTGCGTTTGCGATCCCACCTTCCTGATGCACCTGCGTCAGAACAGCGACTTCCGCGAAGTTGCTCGTTATCCTGGCAACGGTCAAATCAACCCCCTCATGTCCGGCATGCAGCCCAACGCTGCGCTGTACATGGGTCAGGGCTTCGGTCAAGCCACCTTCGTGGCTGGCGAGCCCATCATGCCCACCGGCTTTGTCTTTGAAGGCGTGCGCTTCTTCGAGAGCACCAACATGCCTACTCAGACTCAGAGCGCAACCATCGCAGGCACCGCTGCTGACTACAACGCAGCTGTCGGTATCTTCTTTGGTCCTCAGGCCGTTGGCGTTGGCATCGGCGGCAACAATGCCCAGGTGCTCCTCAACAACAACGACGACTTCAGCCGTTTCATCA